TTTGGACATTTATGGAGGCACAAAAATAGATATTGATGTAATCAATGCATTATCAAACGCAATAAGTGCAATAGGGAATTATCGAAGTCAGTTATTTTCGTTAGAAAAACCCGCCAGAGAAAACCACTGACGGGAGAATAAGAGCTATGGCAAATTCTGCTTTACCAGAGCAGAGAGCACTTGACCGGCAATAGAGGAAATAACATTCAATGCAAAGCTTCCAACTTTGTTACATATTTTTTTAGTTTCTTTCCACACTTTGGCATCACGAATTGTTTCCAAAAATTGATGTCCATTGTAAGTAATGTCGGTTATTTCATAAATGATTGCTGTGTCATCGGCATGAAGAATAATTGCTTCGATATAGTCGGCTTCTTTAAGCTTGAGTACAGAATAACTGATATCGTCGGTACTGTAATCAGAAAGCGCAGATACCAGCGTTTGGAAAGGTAATGATTCTCCATATGGAACTTTTTCGACTTCTAATAGAATTGCGCGTATGCAATCAACATTTAGTTTCATAAAATGCTCCTTTCGTAAGTACTTGGTTCTGGCAGGAACCTGTAAGGAGAGTATAGGAGTTGAGAGAAAAATAGTCAAGCAGATGGGAGGCAGCAGAAGGGGCGTCTATTAAAAAAAAATTTATATAGACATTCTATAAGCAGAAGGGAGATGAGTAGAAGATGGGAATAGTTGACGCTTTTACAGCAGAAACGCCAATTACGATTAAACAGCCGCAGTATTACAATATGGTGTTTCAGGCAGCAAAGATGGAGCTGCTTGAGAATGCGGTGATGGCGGATGTGCCTAATAAGCATATCCGGGCAATGATGGGACATAGAGATGAAGTTCAGATTGGAGGATATGAGAAAGATGATGAAGAATGAATTTGAGAATCTGATACATAAATCCTTAACGGATGAGGAGTACGAGCTGATCGAGACCGTATACATGTGGCATCCGGCAATTCGGAATACATCTGGGAAGGAAGAAGTAGCAGAGCTGTATAAGAGCTTTGGACTCATAATCTTCAAAGATATGTTCCGGAGAGCAATGAAGCTAAAGGAGATAGATGAGGAGATTCGGTCGCTTAATCGGGCGAAAGACAGCTTGGTTGCGGAACGGGAACGATTGAAGAAGGGAGCGTGATGGGATATGGATATTCGGGAGATACTTGGAATATCCGAGATGTACGAATTTATTAGATACCTAAAAGATATCATTTTTGATAAGCAGAGAAGAGAAGAATACTTCAATAAGATTATTGAGGATATTGATTTGCGTACAGATTTCATCAGAGATGTGTTTCAGGCAGAGGCAGCCCAGCGAAAGCAGATGAAACAGGACTATACGCCGGATTGTATTTGTAAATTATTTTATGAGCTTTCGACAACATCGGCAGCGGTACTTGATGAATGCGCAGGAACTGGAAGCCTTGCAATATCTTATATTGCAAATGGTGTAAAGAATGTGATCTGCATTGAAAAAAGCGAAACGGTATTTCCGCTTCTTTTGTTCAATATGAGCATTAGAAACGTAACAGGATGGGTAATAAAAGAGGATATAACAACACGCGAGTTGCTTGAAGCATACCGGCTTGAAGCCGGAACGCGATACAGTGACATTGCAAAGCTGGAACCAAACATCGGACGCGTCCAGACAATCATATCGAACCCACCATATTCATTGCCATGGAGTGGTGTTGGGGACTGGAGGTTTCGAAAATATGCAGTACCACCAAAAAGCAAGGGCGATTATCTGTTCATAATCGATATATTGACAAGGCTGAAGGATGGTGGGGAAGCGTTTGTACTACTTCCACATGGAGTGCTTTTTCGAGGAAATCAAGAACTGGCAATCAGAAGATCATTGATCGAAAAAAGATATATTCATGGGATTATTGGTCTTCCAGACAATATGTTCCTGAATACAAGCATACCAACTGTGATGATCTGTCTGAAAAAAGCAGATACCGAGAGTGTGTACATAATGGATGCAACGAAATATGCAACAAAGAAGGCAAAGGTCAATGAATTAGACGGAGAAGCCGTACACGAGATTGCAAAAAATTACAAAAATCGTATCGAAAAAGCAAAAATATCCAGATTGGTGTCAATCGAAGAGATTCAGGCAAATCAATATAACTTGAATATACCGCGTTATATCGATACTACGGAGCCTGAAGAACAGGTAGATATAAGAAAGCTGACAGCTCAGATGCAAGAAACAGATGAGGAAATAAGGAAGACAGAGCGGGAATTGGCGGGAATGATGCGACAACTTGTTGGAGATGGTTATCAGAGCGATATCGCGGAGGTATTGAAGCTATGGAGCTGACCAAATACAAACATGTAAGAATCAAAGATATATGCATATGGGAAAGGGCAAAGAAAGCAAAGATATATCCGGAAGGAAGCTTCTGCGTGCAGGTATCGGCAACAAAAGGCCAGATGGAGTATCTGAACGAAGAGAAAGAGGTTGAATCAAAATACTGTGTCTTTCAAGTTGTGTCAAATAAGTATTTACCGGCATATGTGTACATGATCTTCAAGATGAATTTGCCAGAATATCTTAGGAGAACACAGACAGGACTCAATATTGTACCAGAGATTTTTAATGAGTATGAGATTGACCTGCATACGAATATAGATACGCAGCATGAGCTTGTCAATACGATGCGATGTATCGATACAAGAATCCAAGAGGAAGAAAGACAGGTGAAAGCGATTCAGAAATTAAAGAAATATCATTTACAAAAAATGTTTCCGGATATGAATCGGTAACAGAATGTAACCAGTTGAACCGGTGACAAATTGTCACCAACTGAATTAGTAAGGAGAGTGAGGACTATGGAGATAACATCGATTAAGTATATTAGTGCATCACCGTACGTGACGAAGGCGCAGATACAGAAGGCGTTGGATGTATCAGCGCGGACGGTATCGAACCGGCTTGCGGAAATTGACGAGTATGTGCAACGTGGAAGATACGGGAACTACACAATCCTGGACGGCTGCGGCGTGACGTATGTCAACTACCTTGCCTTTGTGGATTTTCTCAGATACCGCAAAGACTTAAACGCAGGACGTAAGGTGCCGCAGTTCAATCCAACATCGGTCGCACGGCAGATCGGATGGGGTAACCTGCAAGCGGAATATCAGTAAAGAGAGGACGAGAGGATGAGCAACGAGATGATTATTACAACATATAAGCTGGCAACGATCGCAATGGTGGAAGGTGCAGTGCTACTGTGGATGGGGCTGATATACGGCTTCTGGATCATGGTAGCCGGCACAATCTGGCAGCAGTTGATCGCCCTGGCGAATGAAACGGAGGAAGAAGATGAGACTGAAAGACGAGAAACTGAAGCGCCCGGCAAAGCCGACGCGAAAGCAAAAAGAAATCATGGCAAAAAACGGCTTACGATGGGAAAACTGGAACGTCGAGGCAGACTGCGCAGATCATCTGATCGTGAAGAGCAAGACGTCAGACCGAAGAAGGGTGGCGTACAAGTGACGAAGATGGATGAGATTATGCACAAGGCATATATGAGTGCAAAGAGCTTCGCGGGATTGGAGCCACCGGCAGGATGCCTGTACATAGGCAGTAGGATCGCGAATGGCGACCGGTATCGGTACTGGGTGGCGGAAGATGGTAGTACATACTACCAGGAATCAACCGGAGAAGCTGCGTTGAAAAGAAAAAGAGCCGGCTGAAAACCGGCTCAGGTGTAATACCTCGAATCTGAACAATTTGAGTGTATCACACCGAACTTACGAAGTCAAGAAAAGCGGGATAAAACCGCGCTTTTCGGCAGTATTAGCATATTAAAGTTAGGGACGAAGATACACCAGATGGCATACAGAAAACATACATTTTATTTTCCAAATTCAATAGAGCATGCATATAAGTTCGCCGGTCATATCGGAGCGAAGGGTGAGAAACGGGCAAAGAGAAAGAAAGCCACACCGGAGCAGGTGAAGCGGCAGAATCAGATTAACAAGGAGAACAAGTACCGACACCTGTTGAAGGCGAACTTCTTACCGGGCGATTGCTGGATCACATTGAAGTACCCGGCAGGTACGCGGAAAAGCATGGATGCAGTCCAAAAGGATTTAACAAATTTTAACAAGAGCATGCGGAGAGACTATGCAGCACACGGCGAGAAGTGGAAGTGGGTACGGCGCGTAGAGATAGGCAAGCGTGGCGGCATCCATATCCATCTGATCTGTAATCGCATATGGAATACGGAACTGCTGATAGCAAAGAACTGGCCGGGGTTGTCACATCATAGCGAACCGGTCCGCGATGAGGAAGGCTTCGAACAGCTTGCATCGTATCTGTGCAAGCCGCTTCCGGAAGAGCTTGAACAGGAAAGTATATTCGATCCGGAAGAGATCAAGCGTGCATCCAGTCTTTCATCAAGCAGAAACCTAGTACGTCCGGAGCCGGAGAAGAAAGCATATGTCCGGCGGACAATGAAGAAGATCATCACGGATGGACCGGTACCCCGGACGGGCTATTACATAGATAAAAAATCAATTCGAATTGGCATAAATCAGGTAACAGGGTACAGCTATGTCTATTACACGGAAGTTAAGATACAGCAGACCAAGAGAGTGATACGAGCACCGGGCGACGATTGGCCGAAGTTGCACCGGTGCAACGAAAGGAAGAGACGAAAATGCAAGAAGTGAGGATATATATTGAGACTTCGACGATTGCGCCGCGCGCCACGAAAGCCGACGGCATGTATGTGATGGAAGCATACGAAGATGGACGGCAGATGCTGTACAAGGGCGAGCCTGTGATCGTGTATGAAGTCATGCATTTTGAACATTGCAATACAAACATAATCACGCTGACGCTGCTCATTGCGGCGCTGGAGCGTATGCAGAAGGGATGTACTGTGCATATCCACACACGTACAGAGCATGTTTTCTGGACGCTGAAAAATGACTGGTTAGGTGGCTGGAAGAAAAATGGTTGGAAGTCGGCAAGAGGTGTTGCAATCAAGAATGCAGAAATGTGGGAAAAAGTCGAGTATTTACTCAATAAAAATGAAAGTTGGACCGTATCCGAGGACACGCATGAGTGGAAGGCTTGGATGCAGGAGAAGATGAAGAATGGAGGTATGAAAAATGTGGGATAAATTTGGAGAGTTGGACAGTGCCGAGGAGATTAACCGCCTTGCGGCAGCAGAACTGCAGGAGGGTGATATTGACGCACTCAAGGTACTTGCGGAAGAAAACGGACTGGATAAAGATGACGTAGAGGATTATATCGATGGGCTGATTGATACATTGACTACGCCGGAGCTGGCAGCGGTCGGGAAGCTGGATGTGGAAATGGAGCATCTGGATGTTAAAGGAATACTTAAAGACTGGGTGGATGAGCTGAAAGCGGAGATCATGAGAGACAGGGAGTTTGCCATAGCGGTACGACGGAAAGGGAAGAGCCTTGCGGGATATATTGCATTAACGGCCGAGACAGGTTATACGAATCGTGCGGTGGTGCACAAGGAAATCGTGGCTAAGACTACCACAATTAAAAACATGATCGGATCGCATGAGTTTTCTATCGGGATCCCGACGCGGACGGAGCGGAAACAGTTGATGCATACATACTATGAGGGAGGTGTTGACTGATGATGGCATTCAAAGGGTTTACACCTAATCTGAAGAGCGTAATGGGTGATGGAAAGAAAGAGACATGTCACTTTGTACCAGGAGAGACAAAGAAGGTTGAAAGAAGCAAGACTGCAAATTCCGGATTCCATTGCTGCGAATATCCGCCGGACTGCTTGAAATACTACAGTTGGGAAAAAAGTCGTTTCTTTCGCGTAGAGGCGGCAGGCGATATCGACGAGGATGAGGGAGAACGTATCGCGGCAACAGAGATTACGATTGTGGAAGAGCTGGATGCACGGAAATTTGCTTATTATATCATGCGATATATAGCCATGTATCCACGGAGAAAGAATTGGATCACGAATATGACAGGAGTATCCATACAGCCGGACAAAGCAAAGGTATCGGAAGCGGGGCATATAGCAATTGCCAGAGGCAGCAGTCCGCGTGTCAGAGGTACAGAGGGAAGCGTGGTCGGACTGATTGTCGAAAAGGACGAAGAAATCAAGAATATGAAAATGCTCGTCGTAACAAGTAAATATGCGGATAAATGGCTGTACATCGATAAGAACAGACAATTGCATGTGGAGGAAGATGTATGAAAGAAAAAGCGATAGAGAAAACACCGGCGCCGAAGACGAAGAAAAAAGGTTGGTGGACAATCCTGCAGGTTGTACAGGGAATTGTAGTATTGAATATTTTCAAGAATAAAGTATTGCAGAGGCGGCACTGCTTTAACCCGACGAATAGCGAGTATGCAACATGGCATGCGGATACCGGGGTATGGCATGCAGAGAAGGTGCCTGCTGCATACGAAGCGAGCTGGGATGGCAGTTATGGATATTCCGGAAAAAATGGTGACAGCAGTATGTCGAGCGATGATCATGATCGATTGAAGGAAATATTGGATGATGCACAAAACCCATATACATATTATCGAACGAATTTGATTGACCGTATATATGATTTGGAGCAGGAAAGAGACAGGAAAGCGCGGCAGACAAAGGAAGAACGAAGATTTGCAAGAGTTACAGCATTGATGGATCGTGTGCCAGATGTGCCTACAGATCTGCGAGACTGGATAGATAAGCAGTTCACCGGCGGGGAAAACTGGTGTATCAAGGACAGGGATACAAAGAAATGGGTATGCTCGGCATGTGGCGGTTCGTTTGAATTGAAGAATAAGCCGCGGAACAACGACAACATTACATGTCCGGAGTGTAATCGGGAGATTAAGTATTTGTCACGAAAACGGAAAGTTGAGATGGTTGAACATTTCTGCCTGATCCAGCCGATGGATACAGACACATCCGTATGCAGGCATTTTGTAACAGAAATCACTTTCGAACCGGGAGTATGTGAACACAAAAATATATGGATAGATGAAGAAATACGGGTAATCCTGAACAAGCAAATTGATACGCTTGAATTCAATCGAAAGAAAAAAGCAGAATGCGACATCTACTATAAGCAGTGGAGTTACTTTGATAACAAAGGAAATCCGCAGAACAAGCGGGAATATGTTGGAGCACTGTATGATGCCGGCATCATGGAAGCCTTCAAGGATACAAGCTATGAGTCGTGGAGCCGGTTATTCACCCAGATGGCGGCAGCGGGACAGCAGTGCAACTGGAATGCAATGATGGCAGCAGTCAAAGACAAAGAATACATGCAGGTAGCAGAGATGTTGTTCCGTGGAAGATTCTACCGGATGCTGACAGAGACAAGCATGCAGATAAGTTATTGGGACTTAGAGTATATCGGTTATCTGGATGTGACCGGTCGGACGATTGAAGAGGTGTTCGGAATCGCAGACAGACAGAAAATAAACCGGATCCGGGATTGTAATGGCGGCAGGCTGGTCCTTAAGTGGATGCAGTACAGTGAAGAAAAAGGCGAGAAAATATCTGAGAAGCTGCTTACATGGGCGAAGCGTGAAAATATTACGCCGGGTACATTAAAAGAGTCGTTGACGTATATGTCGGCAGAGCAGGCAATGAACTACATCGAAAAGCAGAAAAAGGAGCAGTACAAAGGAAAGAGTACGCGTGTAATTGTAGATCAATATGCCGATTATATACGGATGTGTAACAAGCTGAAAAAGAAACTGGATGATGAAATGATCTATAAGCCGCGGGAACTGAAGCGGCGACATGATGAAGCGGTCGAGGAAATCAAGGTAAGGGAAATAGAGATTGATTCTGAGGAGTATTCAGAACGGTATCCGGAAGCAGAGGATGTACTGAAGGAAATAAAAAAGAAATTCGAGTACAGAGGCACAGAATATTTCATCATGGTACCAGAGCGGATATATGACATTGTATGCGAAGGGCGGAGCCTGCATCACTGCGTAGGATCTACAGACCGGTATTTTGACCGGATGGCGCAGCATGAGACATACATTTGCTTCCTGCGGAAGGTAGAAGAACCGGACAAACCATTTTATACGATCGAAGTGGAACCGGGAGGCACGATCAGACAGCATCGTGGCATGTTCGATGAAGAACCGGAGTTAGAAACAGTAAAACCTTTCCTGAAGGAATGGCAGAAAGAGATACGGAAACGAATGAGTGAGGAAGATCATGCACGCGCGAAGCAGTCAAAAGTATTACGAGAAGCAAATATAAGGGAATTGCAGGAGAAGAACAATACCAGAGTGCTTCAGGGATTGATGGAAGATTTCATGGAGGCAGTTTGAAAGGAGCGAAGACATGTTGGAATTAACAGAAAGATCAGAAGAGTATTCACAGGAGTATCTTGCATTCAAGCAGGAGCTTGATACAGAGCTGAACAAAGCAGCAGACGGATTTGTGAAGATAGGTTATCTGCTCCGGCGAGCAGAGGACTCTGATATCCTGCGGACAAGCGGGTACCGGAATGTAACGGAATTTGCGGCAGCAGAATACGGATTATCCAAGGATGTGGTATCGAGATACATCAATATCAATAAGCGCTACAGCGAGGGCGGGTATGCACCTGTCCTTGCATCCGAGTATCACGGATATGGACTGGCGAAGCTGGCCGAGATGCTGACGCTCCCGGATGCAGTCGTCGAGGCAATACCAGCGGAGTTAAGCAAGACGGAAATCCGTGAAATTAAAAAGGAATATGACGCGGAACAGACGGTGACGGATATTGAGGTAGCCATAGAGGCAGCAGGACAGCCAGAGGAACAAAGAGAAGATACCTTGCTGACGCAGGTAGTCAGAGCATGGCTGCATGATATACCGGACGACTTCCGGCGATTATCGAGCGTGATTTATCCGGATTATGATATTGAAAAAATGATGGACATCATTGCGCCGGACGAGACGAGAGTGATCATCGTGCGAGTCCCAGGCGTTGGAAGGCTGATGATGACATGCTCGATTTCGGCAAGTATCAAGATCGTCACTATGCGTACCGGAGAAAATGGGCAGATAAGCTGGGAAGACCTGTGCAGCGCCGCATCTGCAATCTGTGCGCGCAGATATCCGGATGAGGGGATCGAAGATGTCTGGGCGAGGACATATGATGATCCGTATCCGGAAGAGAAGAAAGAAGAACCGAAGCCGGAGCCGAGGAAGGAAGTGAAAAACGAAGAGAAGAAGCCTGCGAAGCGGAAGGAAAGTAAAGTCACGGTTGCAAAGCCGGTGAAGACAGAAGAACCGAAGAAGCAGTATGAAAAGCCTGTGATCGTCGAGATGCCTCATGATCCGGAGGTGCTGGAAAGAGATGCAGAAGAAGTGAAGAATGCAGCGGAAGCTGATCAGGAGGAAAGCGCACATCAGAAAGAAGGTACCGAAGAACAGGAAACATATGCTCCAGCTTCAACGGGGTATTTGGGATATACAGATAATTCCGAATATGAAGCGACACTGGAAGAGCTTCGAGATGATATGAAGGATCTGGCGAAGTATTTTGAACAGAAAGACTACAGTATGGCAAAACAGACGGCAGCGGTTATGAATACCGAGATTGAGAGCCTGCTGAAGATTATGGAGAAACATAATGGATAAGAGCAAGAAAGGGGTAAAGTGATGACAAATAAAGGAACATGCAGATATTGCAAGAATATTGTATTTTTTGATGATCCGGTTGACGATGATGAGTCGGAAGAAAAGGCAGTTACAATGTGTGACTGCAATGGTGCACGGATATGGCAGCGGGCAAAAGAACGGCAGGAAAGAGCAAAGGACAACATTGAGCTTGCAATTCACGAGACAGACGAAAAGGTGTGTGAATATTTGAAACAGTGTGTGGAGCTGGTCGATCGGCGGAACATAGCAAAGATAACTGTAAATAACGGACGTGGAGTTACGGTCACGGTTAGCAAGACGAATAAGGACACCATCAAGGTTGCCAAGAAAGTAAGTAAGGATGTGGTTTATGATGAGTAGATTGATTGACGATATGAGCTTGAAAGATCGAGTAAGTGAGTACACTTTGAGCCCGGATGAATACCAACGGTTCTGCAGAATTATTGACGCAGAACCTACGGCATACAACGTAGATAATGTTTTGAAACAACTGGAAGAGGAAAAAGAGCTTTCATATGCGGATTTTGACAAGTATGTGGATGAAATATGTCCTTGCTTGGATACAGAATATGATGACTTGTACCACAGAGGACTGGATAGAGCAATCGAGATAGTAAAGCAAGGAGGGAAATCATGAGTAGATCTATCATGCAGAACAAAGACGGATGCTGTTACATGTGCGATCTGCTCGGGACAAGGCAGCAGGGCTATACGATTGAAGAGCATCATTGCTTTGGAGGACCAAACCGAAAACTGTCCGAAAAATATGGACTGAAGGTTTATCTTTGTCCGGAGCATCACCGAACGGGACCGGATGCGGTACACCAGAACAGCGACTATATGCAGATCATACATGAAGCTGCACAGAAAGCTTTTGAGGAACGCTATCCAGATAAGAACTTCCGCGAAATCTTCGGAAAGAATTACCTGTAAAGTCTAGTAAATACTAGATAAAGATGCACATTGAAAAGTGAATACTGGTCAGAAATTTTCATCTTTTTTATATAAAAAGTATTGACATACGGTGCACCGTATGATATTATAATACTTGTAAGGAGGTGAATAAGAAATGGCTAAGAAAAAACAAAAGAAAAAGCCCAAACTTGAAAAGGTCGCAATCGTAACAGGCATCCTGCAAGGCATAGCAACCATCGTATGCTTGATCTACGAAACCTTCTTCAAGTAAGGGCACAGGCGGTGGGAATATCCCACCCACCGCCTAATATTATTCTAAGCCATTTTTGAAGATATGTCTATAAGAAAAGTATTAACAATTATTAGCACCTGTTCGGCGGCGGTTCTTGTGTACTATGCAATCAGAAAAGGAATGGATGCGGCAATAGCAATAGCACTTGTATTGAGCGTAGCATCAATTGGATTAAATATATATTGCGAGGTGCACGATGGAAGAAAAGAAGATTAGACCGCAGGACAAGTGGAATGCAAAAGCTGGCTTGATAAGCAAATCATATAAGCTGAAGCGAGAGCTGGTAGAGGCATTTGCAGATGCATGTGAGAAGGCTGGAGTAAGTCAAGCCGGACAGCTTAGCATGATGATGAGAGAATTCATCGAGAAAAACAAGTAAATACTAGAAAAGGAGAGGTACTGACCAGTATTCATTGGTTGGTACCTTTTTTATTTTGGCACTAAGAAAATATATCATAAATCTAAAGAAGGAAGGGGGTGAGAATCCGGGAAACCGGGTACTATGGCAGAACTGTTGATTGAGATTGATGAGAGATACAAGGATGCACACGGCAATCCAAGAGTGCTTGCAGTATGTCCGTGTTGTCATGAAAGAAAGTGGTATCTTGGTAATCGGGGAGAAATACTAGATCAAATGTGTTGGAGCAGCGTGCACTATTGCGATAACTGCGGTACAAAGCTGGATTGGAAAGCTGAGCGAAAGACTGAGACACAGAAGATTAGGGAGCAGACACTGTTAGAGTTCCTGAATGAGTATTATAAGGACAGTGGAGGCAGCAGGAGCGAAAGCTATATTATAGCGTATCAAACAGCACGGCGCCTGTTGGATGCGTGGAACGAAGAAGAACAGCAGCATATAAATGCAAGAGTATATGATCGGAGGATATAGAGATGGCAAAAGTATATATTGGAGTAGGACATGGTGGGAGTGATCCAGGAGCAGTGAAGTATCTTGTAGAAAAGGATATTGATCTGCAGATGGCAAAGGGATGCCGTGATTATCTGAAAGAACACGGCGTAGATGTATTGATTAGCAGAACTGGAGATATTGATAGCTCAATCAACGAAAAGACAACAATGTGTAACCATTGGGACGCAGATTTGGCGCTTGACATACACAACAACGCAGGAGGCGGAGAAGGATTCGAAGTATGGCACAGTGTGAACGGCGGCAAAGGAAAGGTGCTTGCACAGAACATAGAGAAAGAAGTTGTGAAGATTGGGCAGAAAAGCCGTGGCCTAAAGACAAAAAAGAACGCATACGGAAGTGATTATTTTGGCTTTATTAGACAGACGAAATGCCCGGCGATTATCTGCGAGGGTGTATTTGTAGACAATAAAGCTGATGCGGCAAAAGCGGATACAGAAGAGAAGTGCCGGGCGTTTGGTGTAGCATATGCGAAAGGAATCCTTGCAACGCTTGGAATGAAGACAGAACAGAATGCAAACGGAGAAACAAAGACACCGGAGCAGGCAGCAGTCAAACCGGAGCAGACACAGGCGGATACATATAGAGTCAAGGTCACAGCATCGGCGTTGAACATACGCAAGGATGCAGGTACAGCAAATGCAATAACCGGAGTAATCCGGGACAAGGGCGTATATACGATTGTGGCGGAAAAGACAGTATCCGGGCAGAAATGGGGAAAGCTGAAAAGTGGTGCAGGCTGGATATGTCTGGAGTACACACAGAAAGTATAAAGGAGCGTGAGCAAGGTGAGACAAAGAAACTCGGTCGCCAGCTACAACATCGGGAAGCATAGATTCTTGGAATTGTACCACTACTGTATGCAGTATCCGGACTGGATAAAAGAGATTCGAGAACTGCGAGGACTACGATCACATGAAACTGGAGCAACAGGAAGTGGATTGTCGAACCCGACGGCAAGCGCAGCGATCAAGGCAGCAGAACTAAGCAAGCGATGCAAGCTGATTGAAGATACGACAGTGGAAGCAAACAAGGAACTTGCACAGTATATCCTTGCAGGAGTAACAGATGCTGAGTGCACATATCCGGTGCTTGAAGCGCGTGGGATGCCAGCATCGCGTGCATTATACTATCGCAGTCGGCGGAAGTTCTACTATCTGTTATCTAAGAAAGTGAAGTGAGAAGATATGAAAACGGAGTATGAGATCATTGAGGAATATATTGATTACTTTAACGAAAAGGAATTTGTAGAGAGCCTGACGCTGGAAGATCAGATGCTTTATAGACTTGCATTAAGAGAGACGTATTCATACTTGTTTTTTTGAGCTATATGTAAGAGTGAGAGAATTCTTCGGTAGTTTTAAGAAAAAATGAAAGTGGAGTACTCAGGGGACAAATTAAATGATATTATGATAGCATGAGATAGTTGAGAGAAACGGAGAACAGCAGTTGTATGGAAACCATATAGCTGCTGTTTTGCGTTGGAAAGGAGGAAAGGAGAGACGATGAAACAGGCGATTTACACAGTTGTAGGCATGATTGGATCCGCGATAGCAAGTGTATTCGGAGGATGGGATGCAAGTATCAAGACTTTAATCATATTCATGGCGATTGATTATGTATCCGGCTTAATCGTTGCGGGAGTATTCAAAAACAGTTCCAAAACCGCATCAGGCGGATTAGAGAGTAAGACAGGATGGAAAGGCTTATGCCGGAAATGCATGACACTTGCGCTCGTGCTCGTAGCGTATTGTTTGGATTGGGTAATCGGCACTAACTATATTCGCGACGCAGTTGTGATTGCTTTTATTGCGAACGAAACAATCTCGATTGTTGAGAATACCGGGCTCATGGGCGTGAAGCTTCCGGCAGTGATTACGAAAGCAATCGACATCCTGCAGAAGAAATCAGAGGATAAATCCAATGATATATAACAACAAACGATGGAAGAAGAAACGTGCAGTGATCCTGCGACGAGATGCTTACCAGTGCCAAGAGTGTAAGCGATATGGCAAACGAAGATCAGGAGATCATGTGCATCATGTGTACCCGGTCGAACAGTATCCGGATGAGCGGTACAACGACTGCAACCTGATCACGCTATGCCAGAAGTGCCACAATCGCATGCATGATCGGGATTCACATGAGCTTACAGCGACAGGAAAACAGTTACAAATGCGTATGAAGAAGCGATATGGCAGCAGACTCCCCCCTCTCTAGCGTTTTTGGAGCGCCGGAGGATAGAACGGTGGGTGGAGCCTTTTCCAAATACGCAGGATTTTTTGAGAAAGGGGGAAACCGGGTGAAAAAGACAGCATGGAAAAATCGAATAATATCAGCAACCAAGGCGGTTGGCACGTATCGAGATGCTTTTCTTCCGATGATCGATACGCTCGCAAATATACTTGCAGAGCGTGACAAAATCTATCAGGAATACGTCGAAACCGGTGCCAAACCTGTAGTGGAGCATACGAACAAAAACGGAAGTACCAACATGACCAAAAATCCGCTGCTGGTGAGCTGGGGCGACATGAATACATCTGCACTTTCGTATTGGAGAGATCTTGGGCTCACACCGGCAGGGCTGAAAAAAATAGATGAATCAGCAATCAAAGGGAAAAAGGTGTCTGCATTAGGAGACATCCTGCGGGACATTGGCGGCTAAATCATATAAGCAGGCGGCAATCCGCTACGCGAAAGATGTGGTCGCTGGAAAGATCATTGCCGGAAACAATGTACGAGAGTGCAAACGGTTTCTGGCTGATCTGGAACGCGATGATCTTGAACTGCACACGAAAGAGCCGGATTTCGTGATCAATATCATTGAGAGGGTAATGGTTCACGTGAAGGGAGAGGACCTGCAAGGGCACTCTCTGCGGAATACTCCGTTGATATTGCAGCCGTGGCAGATATTCATCGTATATAACTTAATAGGATTTTACTATAAAGGTACTCAGATCAGACGATACAAAGAGGCCTTTATTTTTATTCCGAGAAAGCAGGGCAAGACGCTGTTTGTGGCGGCGCTTGCGTTTGCACTTGGCCTTCTGGAAAGAAGATCAGGAGCGACAATCTATATTGTGGCCGCCGCCTTGAAGCAGGCGAAGCAGAGCTTTGACGACATCCTGCATACATTGCGGTACCGGGGCATGATAGGCGAGTTCAAAGTACTGGATAACAATGCACAGCACTCTATCGAGTACACGTTTTACAACGAGGACGAAGAGCCGGAAGGTTCCCTGTACATCGAAGCACTCGCCAGCAATCCGGACACGCAGGATTCATTCAACTGTAACATAGCCATCGCGGATGAGGTGCATGCGTTCAAGCGTGCATCCCAGTACAATCGGTTCAAAGAAGCGATGGCGGCATACACGAACAAACTGATGATCGGCATCACAACTGCGGGCGATAATATGAATTCATTCTGCTACCGAAGGTTGGAGTATGCAAACAAAGTGTTGGATGGCATAGTGAAGGACGATACATTGTTCTGCTTTGTATCTCGTGCCGACCAGGACGAAAAGGGAAATGTAGATTTTACCAATCCAATCCAGCATGAAAAGGCAAATCCGGGATATGGTGTGACAATCCGGCCGGAAGCTATCATGAACGATTCCATACAGGCACAGAACGATCCGCAACAGCGGAAGGATTTTCTAAGCCGCCAGTTGAATGTATATACCACGGCGATGAAGGCATATTTTGATATAAAAGAGTTCCAAAATTCAGACAAGCAGTATACCTGGAGCATAGAGGAGCTCGCAAAGCTTAATATAGACTGGTACGGCGGTGCCGACCTGTCGAAATTGCATGATCTCACGGCAGCGGCACTGTTCGGACATTACAAGGGCGTGGATATCATAATCACGCATGCATTCTTCCCGGTTGTGGAAGCAGCAAGGAAAGCAGATGAAGACAACATACCGTTGTTTGGCTGGCGGGACGATGGATGGCTGACCATGTGCAACACGCCGACGGTTAACGTTGGAGATATTGTGAATTGGTTCAAGGAGATGCGGAGCAAAGGCTTTAAGATCAAGCAGGTTGGTCACGATAAAAAGTTTGCACGTGAGTATTTCATCCAGATGAAAAAGGCAGGGTTCCGTATAGTCGACCAGCCACAGTATTTCTACGTGAAGTCGGAGGGGTTCCGGCATATTGAGAAATCTGCCAAAGATGGAACGTTGTATTACCTGCATTCAGATGCTTACGAGTACTGCGTGCAGAATGTACATGCGATTGAGAAGACAGACGACATGATCCAATTTGAGAAGATAGAACCGACGGCACGTATCGACTTGTTCGATTCGAGCGTGTTTGCGTGCGTCAGATACTTGAATTCGCTCGAAAAGAGCGAGCAAACAAAAAGCTGGTGGGGAGGTGAGAATGAAGATGAAGAATAATGTGATACAGCGGGCACTAAGAAAAGCAAGACGAACCCGATCGGCGGTGCTGATTGGAAGCACGGAAGCATATGACATCCTGTGCGGTGATGGTTATACATCGCTGGACCAGAATCCGGAGATTGTAGCGGCCTGCCGCAAGATTGCAGAAGTGATCGGAGCAATGACGATTCACGTCATGGAGAACACCGAACGCGGTGACGAGCGTGTGATCAATGAGCTGTCACGAAAGATTGATATAACCCCGTGCAGTACCATGACGCGGCAGACGTTTATAGAATCGATAGTGATGAATCTGCTCCTGTATGGCAAAGGCAATTCGGTCGTGAAAGTGTATACGAAAGATGGATATCTGTCTGATATGGAGCCGGTGGCTGCAAGCAGAGTATCATTTCAGGGCGATTACAGCAGATATCATGTGATGATTGATGGAATCCCATATGCTCCAGATGAGGTGATGCACTTTGTATATAATCCGGATAAGGTATACATGTACAAAGGGCAAGGGGTTACGGCGCAATTGAAAGACGTCGCGGATAATCTGCGGCAGGCACAGATCACAACAAACGCTTTCATGAAGAGCAAGTACAAGCCAAGCTTAATCGTTAAAGTGGATGGAATGACAGAAGAATTCTCGTCGCCAAAGGGCAGACAGAAGCTGATCAATGAGTACATGAATTCCGGTGAAGCCGGAGCACCGTGGCTGATACCTGCGGAACAGTTTGAGATAGAACAGATCAAACCGTTGTCTCTGTCAGATCTTGCGATATCCGACAATGTAAAGCTGGACAAGCAAAGTGTAGCTGCGATATTAGGAGTGCCTGCGTTCGTGCTTGGCGTTGGAGAGTACAAGCAGGATGAGTGGAATTATTTTGTCAAGACGAAAATAAAGACGATTGTCACAGGCATACAGCAGGAGATGACACGAAAACTGATATACAGTCCGAATATGTATATCAAGTTCAATGTCCTGTCCGTGATGGATTGGGATCTGACGACGATAGCATCCGTATTCGGTTCGCTGTCAGACCGTGGTTTTGTGACTGGAAATGAAGTCAGAGACAAGATAGGCATGTCACCAAAGGAAGGCTTGGATGAACTTCGAGTGCTTGAAAACTATATACCGTGGGACATGGCAGCAGCACAGAAAAAACTGGTACAGAAGGGAGAAGACAATGGATAGACATATTCGACAGATACGATCTGTCGCATCGGAATTTAATACGAGAGAAGACGGCGAGGCACTTTCGATTGAAGGTTACTTCGCCGTTTTTAATAGCACCTATAACATAATGCCTGGTATGAGTGAGAGTGTGGCGCCGGGAGCGTTCACAGATACAGTATCAGGTGATGTACGAGCGTTGATCAATCATGATACTGGTCTTGTACTTGGTCGGACAAAGGCAGGTACACTGACACTACGGCAGGATGAGCGTGGACTCTGGGGGCATATAGACATCAATCCGGATGATTCGGATGCAATGAACTTATATGCGAGAGTAAAACGGCATGACGTGGATCAGTGCAGCTTTGGTTTTGACATTCTGGATGAAGAGACTGAGGCTCATGAGGATGGATCGGTGCATTGGACAATCAAGAAGGTGGAACTGTACGAAGTATCCGTGTGCACGTTCCCTGCATACGAGGAGACGAGTGTCAATGCAAGAAAGAAAGATGCAGACACCATCCGGGCGCGACAAAATGAGGTGTGGAAACTTGACATGAAGCAAAAATTAAAAGGAGGAAATGGATCATGTTAAAGGTTATCATGCTCAGAAAGAAGCTGAGCGAAGTCACAAAGAAGCTCACAGAGGCACGTGAGAAGGCAAAGGAGCTTGCAACACGTGAGAAGGAGCTGGAAGCAGCTATTGAGGAAGCACAGACAGACGAAGAGAAGGAGGCAGTGGCACAGGAAGTAGAGCAGTACGAGAAGGACAAGGAAGAAAATGACGAGTCAGTAAGAACTCTGGAGAAGGAAGTATCTGATACGGAGTCCGAGCTTGCAGAACTCGAAAGCAAGCAGAGACAGGCAGAACCGGTACCAGAGGCAAGAATGAGAGGAGTGGAAACAGTGAAAACAACAAGAAAGAAGTTTTTTGGTATGACAGTACAGGAGCGTGATGCGTTTTTCGCGCGTGACGATGTACATGCATTTTTAGAGCGCGTGCGTACACTTGGAACACAGAATCGTGCAATAACAGGCGCAGAGCTTACAATTCCAAGCGTGATGCTGGAGCTTCTCCGTGAGAACATTGAGGAGTACTCAAAGCTTTATAAGCATGTACGTGTGCAGTCTGTGCCGGGTAAGGCAAGACAGACGATTCAGGGCACGATTCCTGAAGCAGTCTGGACAGAGATGAATGCGGCTATCAATGAGCTGTCGTTGGTGTTCAACAATGCGGAGGTAGATGGATACAAGGTTGCCGGATATATGGTGATCAACAATGCCGTGCTGAAGGATTCCGACATTGATCTTGCAACAACCATCATCACATCGCTTGGACAGTCTATCGGTTTGGCACTTGATAAGGCAATCCTTTATGGTACATCAAAGAAGATGCCAACAGGTGTCGTCACACGTCTGGCGCAGGCGGCAAAACCGGAGACTTACCCGGATACAGCACGTGAGTGGAAGAATCTTTCTTCCTCAAACATTGTATCAATTGCAGCCGCAAAGAAGGGTGTTGATCTGTTCAAGGAGATTGTGATTGCATCAGGGAATGCCAAGGGCAAGTATTCGACAGGTAATCGCTTCTGGGCTATGAACGAGACAACCAAGACAAAGCTTGTGGCAGAGGCGCTCAGCTTTAATGCAGCGGGCGCAATCGCTACCGGAATGGGTGACACCATGCCGATCGTTGGTGGTGCGATCGAAACACTCGATTTCATCCCGGACAATGTAATCGTCGGCGGGTATGGTGACTTATATCTCCTTGCCGAGCGTGAGGGTGCACAGATCACACAGTCCGAGCATGTGAAGTTTTTAGAAGATCAGACAGTATATAAGGGACTGGCACGATATGACGGTCTTCCGGTGATTGCAGAGGGCTTCGTTGCCATCGGAATCCTTGGAACAACACCGACAGCCGATATGACATTTGCAGAAGATACAGAAAATAAGGCGGCTGCATCAAGTAAGGAGTAATCATGACAGATGCAGATAAGTTGGCAATGTTGAAGATCGACCTTGGGATTTCTGCCACGGTGTATGATAAGCGGTTGAGTCAGCATCTGCAGACTGCAAAGAAACGGATCGAACGGGAAGGCATCACCTTCCCGGAGGATCCACCTGTGGATGATGAGGAGCTTATCATAAGCTATGCGGCGTGGATGTGGCGCAAAAGAGCAACCGGAGAGGAGATGCCGCGCATGTTACGGTATGACCTCAACAATCGCCTGTTTGCGCAGAAAGCGAAGGAGGAAGAGGATGGATGACGAGATCATATTGATCGCGGTAAAGACTGAGACAGACGATATTGGAAGTCCGGTTGTTACCGAGAAAACAGAGCGTTCGGTAATATGCAAGGTACAGTCCGTTGATCGCCAGGAATTCTTCAAAGCCGGGCAGGTTGGCATGAATCCGAAGTATCGCTTTGATACAGACAATGTAAATTACAACGGCGAAGAGCTTGTGAAGTACAAAGACAAGGTATATGGGATCTATCGCACCTATGAGCGTACAGATTCCGATACGATCGAGCTTTATGCTGAAGAGAAAGCAGGGGTGACGTATGTCGAACAAGACGATTAAAATTGGACAGCTTGATATGGAATTACAATCGATTTTTTCGGCATTTGAGCATCATGTGCACACTGCGGTTGATACGGCAGCGGAGAAAACAGCAAAGGAAGCTGTAAAGGAGCTGAAAAAGACATCACCCAACAACAAGCGTACAAAAGGGAAAAAGTATAAGAATGGCTGGAAGCATAAGAAAACATCGGGGGGAATGACGGTATATAACGAGCAGTACCAGCTGACACATCTTCTGGAGCATGGACATGACGTAGTAATCAATGGAGTTGTGAAGAAAAAACGTGCAGAAGCGCAAGAACATATTGCTCCGGTGGAAGCCTGGGCGCAGGATGAGTTTCCGGAAGAATTCAAAAGGCAGGTGGAAAAAGGATGACGATTGCAGATGTAAAGAAAGTCTTGTCGGTACCGGGTGTGACTGTACACTATGACCATGCACCTGTAGGCACCAAAGTACCATACGTCACATACACATGCCATGCGGATAGTAATTTCTTCGCAGATGACAAGGTGTATCAGAAGATTAGTTCCATGCGTGCGGTGCTGTACAGTACGAAGAAGAATGAGAAGCTGGAAGCGATGATCGAAGATGCTTTGAATGAAGCAGAAATTCCGTGGAGCATGACAGACGAGTTCGAGAACGAGCAGAAAGTATTTATGACCATATACGAAGCTAAGATCATATAGGAAGCGAGGTAATATAAAGATGGGTAAAGAAAAAAATAAGATTAAGTTTGGATTGAAAAATACACATTATGCGATTATCACAGAGACGGAGCAGGAGGATGGAACGATCAAGAGTACATACAGTACGCCAAAGAAATGGCCGGGAGCAGTAAGCATGTCGCTTGATCCGTCCGGAGAATCCAACACGTTTTATGCGGATGATACCGCGTATGCCGTATTGTCAAGCAATTCCGGCTATGAGGGAGATTTCGAATCTGCAGTTGTACCGGAGGACGTAGAAACTGAAGTAATGGGACAGGAAGAAGTTGATGGTGTGCTCGTCGAATCTTCGACAGACGTACAGAAGTACATCGCGCTTCTGTTTGAGTTCAATGGCGACAAAAAGGCACGCAGACATGTGTTGTATCGTTGCTCACTGACACGACACTCTGTTGCGTCCCAGACAAAAGAGGACAGCACAGAGCCGGTGACGGAATCTGTGACAATAACGGCTACGCCACGTCCGGATGTCGATAACATCAATGGTAAGGAAAAGAATCTGGTTAAGGCAACAACCGGATCAAATACAAAGGATGAAACGTATAAGAACTGGTTTACAAAGGTGTGGGTGCCAACAACAGCAGAACAAACAGAGGTAGCAGGTTAATATCAATCATTGAAATGGGATGGTAGAAGATACCGTCCCATTTTTCTTGCAAAAATATAAAGTTGCACCGGTGCAACAGAAACGGAGGATACTATGAGATCAGTGATCAGAATTGGACAGAGAGAGGTAGCAGTTGAAAGCAACGCAGCAACTGCGATTCGATACAAGCAGATTTTTAAGCGCGAGCTGTTAAAGGATCTTGCGAAGCTGGAGAACGTAGAAGACGTAGACAAGCTTGATGCAATCGAATATACATCGAAGCTTGCGTATGTGATGAACATGCAGAACCGGAAAGAGATTAAGGAAGCTTCAGAAGAAGGGTACATTGCATGGATGGAAGAATTTGAGGAAGCAGACTTCCAGGATCCTGCGGCAATTACATCAATCTTGAACGTATGGAATCGCAATATTAAGACCACAAGTGAACTAAAAAAAAACCAAAGTCAACAGTAAGGGAGATGAATACAAACATCTTCATGCTGCGGGCTTTTTCACTACATATATCGATGCACGACCTTGAGGAGTTAACACATGGAGATGTGCTCGACATGATGATCGAGAGCAGCAATGACACGTATAACTACCCACTCAAGGCAACGCAGGATGATTTTGATAAATTTGCAGCTATGTAAGGGGGTGGCTACGTGGGACAGATCAAGGGAATTACAATTGAAATCGATGGAAAAACAACAGGGCTTACCAAAGCACTGAAAGCTGCCAATTCAGAAATCAAAACAACGAAAAGCCAGTTGAATTCGGTGGAAAAAGCACTCAAGCTTGATCCGAAAAATGTAGATCTTCTCAAAGCAAAACAGAATGCTTTGAACGGAGTAATCAAAGAAACAAAAGAAAAACTCGATATGGAGAAGCAGGCTGCCGAATCCGCAAAAAAGGAACTTGAACTTGGAAACATCACACAGGGTGAATATGATGCGTTGCAAGCAGAGATTGTTACAACGACAAATGAACTCTCAAATCTGGAGAAGCAGGCAAGACAGGCATCGTCCGTGCTGGGAAGTCAGATGCAGGCAGCAGGTGCACAGATACAGGAAGTAGGTACAAAAGTACAGGATGTTGGAAGTTCAATCAATAGTTTTGGAAGTAGCATGACAAAAAATGTTACAGCACCAATTGTTGCCGCTGGCACAGCGTCTATTGCAGCGTTTAATGAAGTAGATGCTGGAATGGATATTATTGTGAAAAAAACTGGTGCAACAGGAAAGACATTAGAAGGTTTTGAAGATGTTGCAAAAAAAATTGCACAGGATATTCCAACATCTTTCGAGACAGCAGGGGCAGCAGTAGGTGAAGTCAATACAAGATTTGGTGTGACGGGTTCTACGTTGGAAGACTTGTCTACACGGTTTATTAAATTTGCAGAACTGAATGATACAGATGTATCAGGATCTATTGATAATGTTCAAAAGGTAATGGCCGCGTACAATGTAGACATTAGTCATACGGGTGGTTTGCTTGACACATTAAATGCAACGGGACAAGCGACGGGTATTAGTGTAGACACACTTGCGTCTCTTATGGTTACGAATTCTGCAGCAATGCAACAGATGGGATTGAATGCAGCATCAAGTGCAAATTTTCTCGGTAAAGTAGAAATGTCTGGTGCAGATACATCACAGGTTATGAGTGGCCTGTCGAAGGCATTAAAGAATGCAACGGCTGATGGAAAACCTTTAGATGAAGCATTGGCTGAGATTCAATCAAGTATGGTTGATGCAAAAACAGAAACAGAGGGTTTGCAGGCGGCATATGATTTGTTTGGTACAAAAGCAGGAGCTGCAGTTTATCAAGCATGCAAGAGTGGATCACTTAGTTTTCAGGAATTAAGTGCATCAATGACAGACAATATAGGAAATGTAAATACGACATATGATGCAATGCTTGATGATACAGACAAACTGAAAACAACTATGAATACCGTAAAGGTTGCGGCAAGCGAGGTAGGAGCAACGCTTGCATCTATGTTAGCACCGATATTAGAGAATATTTCAGAAAAAATACGAGGATTGGGCGAAAAATGGAATAGTTTGTCAGATTCTCAGCAACAGCATATTATAGCGATTGCAGGTGTTGTGGCGGTAATTGGACCGTTAATAGCATTGATAGGAACTCTTATAAATTCGGTAGGAAAGGTTATATTTTATGGCGGTCAGATAGTGTCTTTAGTCGGTTCTATCACAACATGGATGGGTACCGCATCTACGTTTATTACAGGAACCATGATTCCGGCCATTACCGGGGTTGTCACTGCAATCGGTCCGTTTCTGCTGATTGCAGCAGCTGTTATTGCGGTGATTACTGCAATTATCGTAGTTATAAAGAATTGGGATGCAATCGTTGAGGTGGCACAGTTTGTATGGGAATCTTTCTGTGAGAAAGTGTCCCAGCTTGTCACTGCGTTTAAGGAATTCTTCACATCTGCTTTTCAGGCGATTGGAAGCTTCTTTACAGGCATATGGACTGGGATCGTGTCCGTCGCGACAAATGCATGGTCAAGCATACGGAATGTATTCAGCACGGTTGGAAGTTTCTTCACAGGCATATTCCAACAGGCGTGGAATGGCATAACAAGTATCTTCAATCGATTAGGCAGTTTCTTTTCAGGTGTGTGGAACTCTGTAACAGGTATCTTCAAAAGTGCAGGTATGGCAATCGGCAATGCGATTTCCGGGGCGGTAAAAACAGCCGTTAATTTTGTCTTATCCAAGGCAATCGGTATCATAAACGGCTTCATCGGTGCGATCAATGCCGTGATCGGTGTGATCAACAAGATTCCGGGCGTCAGCCTGTCGAAGATCAGTAAGCTTGGAGTACCACAACTGGAACGAGGCGGCGTGCTTGCAAAAGGACAGGTCGGTTTGCTGGAAGGTAATGGCGCGGAGGCGGTTGTTCCGCTTGATCAAAACGAGAAATGGATTGCGGCCGTGGCACGTGAGATGAAAGCCGCACTTGCAGGTAATCAGACAGCGATGGCAGCAGGAGATATTGTGATCCCGGTATATATCGGTCAGTCAAAATTAAATGACATCATTGTACGTGCGAACCAGATCAATAATTACAGATCAGGAGGAAGATAATGCTGAACAAATATGTAAAAATCAATGGCGAACGTGTACCAAATCCAATCGATTATTCAGAGAGCTTCAGCAAAGTATCAAATACATTTCAGTCAGAAGCAGGGGATGATCTTGCAATTGACGTGCGAGCCGGAAAATACTCCGGCTCGTTGAAGTTCCAGGTATCTTCAAGATGGAAGAACAAGATGCTTGGATATGCAAAGATGCAGTCGGTAAAACTGCAGATTGATGAAGCGGAGTATACGGTGCGGATTGAGAGTATTGATTGCGATCTGGAGAAGAATTCGGAATATAGCCAGAACACACAAGGGTATTGGACGGTATCTTTCGGCGCGGAAGAGTTATAAAGCAAGGAGGCGGTAGCATGTATCAGGTATCAGAAGAATATCTGAAACAAACAAAAAGAAAAGTACAGACGTTCCGCCTGGCCGGAACAGTAAATAAGATCGCATTTACCAATCATGACATATTAAGCGGTTCCTTCACGATAACGAATCAGTGCAGCGAGCAGAACGATGTCAAGATCGGCAGTGTGTACATAGGAGAGTTGAAGTGCACATTCAAGCCGGATCTGCAGGTGCCAGATTGGACGAATGCACAGATCATAGTATCAGAAGGACTCTTGATTGGCGGTACCGCATGGGAAGATGTACCGCTTGGCGTCTATACAGTATCAGAAGCAAATGACACGGAGTATGGCGTTGATATCACAGCATATGACAACATGGCTCGCTTCAATCGATCCTGTACGGTAGATATTACAATTGGCACACCATATGAGTTGTTAACGCTTGCTTGCACAACCTGTGAGGTAGAGTTGGGACTGACACAGGCAGATGTAGATGCACTTCCGAACGGAACGGAGAGTCTTTCGCTTTATACAGAGAATGATATCGAGACATGGCAGGATTTTGTATTCTGGGTAGCACAGGCAACAGGTACCATTGCGACGATGGATCGCGAAGGAAAGCTTGTACTTAGAAGCTACACGCAGAATGTTGTTGATACACTTACGAATCATGAACGGTTTACCGGCTCAAAGTTCAGTAAGTTTGAGACACGCTACTCTGGATTATCCTGTGTGAATATGGAAAACAACACTACAAGCTATTATGGATCTGATCCAGATAATTATCTGACATACAATCTTGGATCGAATCCGTTTCTGCAATATGGTGTAGACAGTTACAAAGAGCAGATCCGGCGCGCGGTGCTGGATGCACTTTTGAAAATAGACTATGTGCCATTCGAGACAGGTTGCCTGTGTGGGGCGATGTATGACCTTGGCGATATCATCCGGTGCACGGATGGTATCGCTCCGGGAAAGCTTGGATGTGTGATGATGTATGATTATACATTCAATAAAGGATATAAGATTACCGGCTTCGGATCGGATCCAGCGCTTGCAAGCGCGAAGAGTAAGACGGATAAGAATCTGGAAGGGCTACGGAATAACGTATCAACAAATGAGATATTATTTTTTAATTATGAGAATGCGAGTGCAATCCAGATCGGCGACGGCGAGTCAAAGGCAATCATAGATATCCGTTTCACATCGTCCGTCTCAATAGGCGTGCTTTTTCAAGCAGAAGTACTGCTTGATGCAACTGCAGAAGAAGATGTGATCGGATCAATCGAGTATACGCTGAATGAAGTAACAATCATAGGATATAATCCGACAGAGACATGGAAAAACGGAAAGCATATACTGAGTTTGATGTATATGCTTATGATTGAAGAAAACTCCATCAATCGATGGATTGTAAAGTTAAACATTGCCGGTGGCAGTATAGCGATAGCGCAGGGGGCGGTACGTGCGGTTATCTATGGTCAGGGATTGGTTGGTACAGTCGAATGGGATGGATTCATCACAGTAGAAGAGAAACTTACCCAAATTGCTGTATTGGATTCTCTCACTGTGTCAAAAGATCTGATATGTACAATTGTTGCAGATATGATAGATGTAGACAAAACTATAGTAGAAGAACAGCTTCAGACAGTTCAATTGGAAGATATTACAACAGTTGGAAATCTGCTTGATAAGGCAGAAATCAGTTGGGGAATCGTGAGCTGGACATTTACAACAGACAGCGAGTGTACATATTCGTCGCGGTATGTAACAACGGAAGATGGAGCTTTCGAACTTGCAACGAAGTATGTAAACAAATCGGTAAATCAGAGTATAGACCGTGGAATGATGAATGTTGTTGAACTGGACTCGACAGAATTTGAATCAATCCAGAGTGCTATTGTTAGTGATGTGCTTAATTCTGTTAGTGATGTGCTCAATTTTGCAAGTGAGAGTGGAAACTCGGATGCTGAGAGCGCAACAGAACAGGTTGTGAAGTATCTGCTCTGGTCGGAAGACAAGTATTACACGATTCAGGATGATGTAGTAAACGAAATAACTATTTCAGGAGATATCTTGCAGGCAGCAGATTTCGAGACACATGGATTAGATACAGCACCGGCATCGGACTATATCTTGCAATTAGAATCACCGAAGATATACAAATGGACTGCAGCTGACACAATCCTAGATACAATGATTACGATCACGGCGGTACCGCATGCACAGATCGTACAGGCAACGTGTGATATGTCGGATGTAAGTATCTATGGAATCACCGGAGCAACAGCAATCCATGAAGGTATAAAAGTTAAGCTATCCTATGATGCAGGCATGACCTGGACGGAAGAAGAAACTTTGACGGATGCATTAGAAGGAAGTATGTTACATGCATATGAGAGTGTAGGACAATCAAAGATACTTACGATCGGATTCATAGTATCGACTGTGGAAGATAGCTTGACAGAGTTTCAGTATCAGTTTAAAAACGAGGAGGACTAAAATGGAATCAATACTCAAAAATATTTATATCAACAAAATTCAGGTACCGAAGTTTCACGGACATGTGCGCTTGGAACTTCGGGGATGCAGAGAAACCGAAGTGATTGAGCATGACAATCACATGACTGACGCTTTGGGAAAAATGTTCAGCAATAATGGATATTATCTAAACGTAGGAAAAGTAATGGACGAATTATGTCCAACAACAGAGGTTGCATTTGGTGGTATAGTATTAACGGACAAAGAAATACCTGATGATGCAACAACATTGCCGGGCGGAATAGAGGCTACGGCTTGTGGTGCATTTAATGTAGCAAATGCTGATGAGGCGTTGACGCAGGGGAGCTATAATCAGAAAGAAAGTGTAGCTGACTGGCCAAGCAAAAAAATGACATATGTATACGACTGGACAACCAACCAGGGAAATGGTGTGATTGCGGCTGCAGCATTAACACATAGAGACATGGGACTATGTGGGTTTGGAGATGCTGGTATAAGTGAGCTTACAAATGTTAAAAAATATATAGATGGAGATTACAGTCTGTGCAATGCAAGAGAACCGATAGATGGAATAACCACTTTCTATATAGACTCTCAGTATATCTATGGTGGAAGTTTAAGTGCTAACAAGTTTAAGGTATATAAATATGCATCAGAGATATCAACATTTAGTCCGTTTAATATAGAAAAAAATAAAACGCAAGACATAAATAAAATTAGCTATGAACAAATCGATATGGAGATTGACGGATTGTCAACTTTGAGCCGCACATGTAATGATGGGAGATATATTTATTTCATAAACAAAGGTGTAACGTATAAGAATAAAACATTACAAGTCTTTAAACTAGATATAACGGACATGACAATGCAGCGGATTGATATAACTAATAACACACAGACAAATTGG